TTCATTTTCGAGTTTTCGAACCCTTACGACGACGAGATTCGAATTGTTCCAGCTGAATCTTTGTTTTGCGCATCGAATCTTCAAGACGTCGACGAGCCGCTATTGCAGCAACATCATCTTTTTTTTCCTGGCGTTTTCTCTTACATTTACTTGTGAAACATATTTTTCCCCCTTTTTGCTTCCGTACAGAGACAATTAGCGATTTACCATCACCGCCCCTTTGTCCATTATAATAGTATCCCTTTTTGAGCTTTCCCTGTAGTGGTCCTGATTGATGAATTCCTGGATGTTTCCTAATCATTGTTTTATCAGTATGATGTATATGTTTATTAATTATAAAAAAGAAAAAAATCTAGTCTTGAAATGATGTGGAATACATTTTGATGCAGTATTACATTTAATCAACCTCTTCAATATGAGGACCTGACGGTGCTTCCGCAGGAGGGACATCCCCGTCGGTCGCCATTCCTTCACCAGTAGGCATACCCATTCCAGCATTTGGCATAGTTTCGCCTTTGTTCATGTACTTCATGAGAAGCGGATGGACGACCTGTTCCACATTCTGCTGTTTTTCTTTGTATTCTTCCGTCGTGTGTTCCGCCTCGAGCCACGTAATCGTTTCAGTAATCGTCGTTTCAAGCGTCGCCTTATCCTCGTCCGTCACACCCAGCTTCTCATCACTGATCTGCTGTTTTACGCCGTACACGAAGTTCTCGAGCCGGTTCTTTGCTTCAATCTTCTCGTGCGCAATACGGTCTTCTTCCTCGTACTCCTGCGCCTCGGCAACCATGCGCTCAATATTTTCCTTGGACAGACGACCCTTATCATTCGTAATGGTAATGTTATTCGTCTTGCCCGTGGAACTGTCCTTCGCTGACACATTCAGGATTCCATTCGAGTCGACGTCGAAAGACACTTCAATCTGCGGAACACCGCGCGGGGCAGGTGGAATGCCAGACAGTTCGAATTTTCCCAGTAGATTGTTGTGCTTTGTGAGGCGTCGTTCGCCTTCATATACCTGGATAAGAACGCCAGGCTGATTATCCACGTAGGTGGAAAAGACCTGAGACTTTTTGGCGGGAATGGTAGAATTGCGTTCAACCAGCTTCGTCATCACACCGCCAGAGGTTTCGAGTCCGAGAGACAGAGGCACCACATCTAAGAGAAGAACATTGTCCGTAACATCCGACTTGACACCCGTCAGAATCGCTGCCTGAACCGTCGCACCAAACGCAACCGCTTCATCTGGGTTCACCTTGTTGCAGAGTTCTTTGCCGTTGAAATATTCAGAAAGCATGTCCTGTACTTTAGGAATGCGCGTGGAACCGCCAACCAGCACGATTTCATCCACAGACGACTTGGAACACTGGGCATCGCGGAGAACCTTATCGACGACTTCGAGGGTACGCTTAAACATCGCCATATTCAGCTGTTCGAACTTCGCGCGGGTGATCTGGGTATTAAAATCCACACCATCCATGATGCCATCAATTTCAATGAACGCCTGTGTGCTGGACGACAATGTCCTCTTGGCACGCTCACACGCCGTTCGAAGACGACGGAGCGCACGTGCACTCGTCGTAACATCCTTCTTGAGCGTCCGCTTGATTTCTTTGATGAAGTAGTTAACCATTTTCTCGTCAAAATCTTCACCACCCAGATGCGTATCGCCGGCAGTGGCTTTGACTTCAAACACCCCATCATCAATAGACAGCAGAGACACATCGAAAGTGCCGCCGCCCAGGTCAAAAATCAAGACATTCTGTTCTTCTTCATTCTTTTCACTCAGACCGTAGGCAATGGCCGCTGCCGTCGGTTCGTTAATGATACGAAGAACCTTCAGTCCAGCAATGGCTCCTGCATCTTTCGTGGCTTGGCGCTGACTGTCGTTAAAGTACGCCGGGACCGTGATGACCGCTTCTGTCACCGTGTCGCCGAGGTATGATTCAGCAATTTTTTTCATCTGTGACAGAACCATCGCGGAAATTTCTTCCGCATGAAACTGTTTAGTCTCACCTGATTTTGTGACTTCAATGAGGGGCTTATCATCATCGCCCGCTACAACCTTGAAAGGAAACGTCTTAATATCCTTCTGAACCGTCACATCCTGGAACTTTCTGCCAATAAGACGTTTGGCATCGAACACCGTATTAAATGGGTTGTTTGCAGACTGTGACTTTGCCGCGGTTCCCACGAGACGCTCGGTGTCCGTAAATGCTACATAACTGGGTGTCGTACGATACCCCTGATCATTCGAAATAATTTCTACTCCCCCATTCTGCCATACACCAACGCATGAGTACGTTGTACCCAAGTCAATTCCAATTGCGTGTTTGGTCGTCATTGTTACCCTACATAGTAGGGAGTGTTTTAAGTACTTTTTCATTTTTTGATGTTGACAATGAAACAATTTAATATGACGGTACGGTACATTAAAATAGAGAAATTAACCTGAAATTACGATGAAAAGACCAAGCCGCCAGTACCATTCTGAATGCGAAGGATATTGTATCCGACCGTGTACACGGATAGGTCAAAGGCGTATGCCGGATCAGGAGTAACCGTATCAATACATAAGTCCAGCTTTCTAACTTGCGTCATGTTACATGATCCAGAAGGCTGATACTGTTTTGGGAATAGGGAAAAGCTGAATACATTCACTCCTGCTGGGGCGGTATTTTTGTAGTACCAGAACGGCTGTACCTTTGAAAAATATGATGATGCCTTCTGCTGGATTCGGGGTTGATTGTTCAATTTGATTTGGGCGTTTTTGATAATAGCCTTCTTTTTGCCTACAGACAGATGCTTCGTGTCTGATTCGCTTTCACTCACATCTTCATAGTTGGTGAAATTGAACCAATCGTTCCGTGCAGAACAATCGTTCCTTTTTGCCATCCACACGAGCTCTTTTACAGGTTCGAAAAGGGTCAGCGGGATGTTCTGTTCCGATTCGCGAAGTGCCGCGACAGGATGATGACGAACGGTTGTGATCAGGTACGAATGTTCGGAGGATGCAAACAGCTTCATCTGTGAATTGTCCAAGAAGATGTACATTGCTTCCAATTCAGCCGTTACCTGATTGGCATTTGAACCGGACCCGATGAAATTATTCAAGGACACAATACTCTGTTCCGGATATGTTGCATTGAATGCGGTCGGTGACATCCATTCGGTCCATGTTTCTAATGGTGTATCTTCTTTGAAAATCTCAATTTCATTAGTTCTAATGTAATCATAGACTCCGTGCGTTGCCATTAGACTCCTATATTACAATTGTATAATATTTTAATTTGTTGAAGATCTCTTAAAGTTTTATTTATTGAAAAGTCGCGAATTTCATATCATAGTGACTCACCAGAATACCCATCAACCGTTCCCAGGAATGCGTGTGAGTGGACTGCGCATTGGATATGTAGCCGGACTTGAAGTTGTGTAGTGCATACTGAACCACATCGGCGTGTTCTGTAATGAGGTTATGAAGAATCGAATATCGCATCCAAAAGATCGTGCCGCCGACAAATTGATGCAGCGGATGATTCTGGCGGTGGTACGGATTCGGTATGTGCATCATTGAACAGTATTGAGAGACGATATCGTGGTTGTGGGCGTCTTTAGACACTTGTAACGTCCACGATTTTGTCGCACAACAGCCGACGGATGGAACGGACGACAATATTTGGCAGATATGTCTTATTCGTCCAGCACTTCCAACAATTGGCTCACACAAGGCTTCTCTCCACGTTTGATCGGACTTTGTATGCAGTTTGCAAATGAAATCAAAGGTCAAGTTTTGATCACGGCAATACAGGAGACTCTGTACAAATGCTCCAATATCCATTCCCCGGTTTGGAACAGACAGAATGTGAACGTGGTTCGCGGTCGCTGTCTCTGTCGCAGTCGCTGTCTCTGTCGCTGTCTCTGTCGCGGTCGCTGTCGCGGTCGCTGTCTCGGGCATCGATTGAATGCTTCGTACCGTACAATGTACCTTTGTAGAGTCCTCATCCGACAGTGTGTCTAGAATGGAACATACTACAGTAATTTTCTTATCGTTCAAGGTGGTACACAGTACACGTAGATACTTCATTACGTGCTTAAAGGCCGCATTGTACGCACCGACCTGGACGAATATGCCGATGGACGGTCGAATATCTTGAAAAGATGGCAGACACGGATATCTGGGCACGAGAATCATACTAGTGGGGACCCGTGCATAGGTTGGTACGGTTATATTGTACGTAACAAATCCAGAGAAGTCATTCAAGTAAACCCGGTTACTGTTAAGACAATGATAATAACGGTTGTCGTGTAGAAACGATGAAACCCGGTTGGGGTGAATGAATATGCGGAGACGATTTAATGCTTGCATCGCAGTGAATTTCTGCCACATTGGACCCTCTGTACAGAGAGCGATACGTTGAGGTGCTTGAGGCATTTGAAGAATAATTGTATGCGTATCGATGTCAATATTATGCAGTTTTAGCGTGAATGGGAGTTTCTGTAGACAATGATTCCAATACACGGATCTTTGAAAGTCCGATAGAACATCGTAATGGAGCGCAATCGTATCTGTTCCAATACTGGTTGTGCATGACATTCTCTATTCTTGTACACATATTTCTATTTAAATAATCTTACCGTAAGAGTAGTAATAGATGGATCTAGTAACCAACGTTGCTTTATTTAAATCGGGGTTTGATTCGATCAAGACCTACATCCAGAATGCCGGCGCACAGGCCAATCAGCCAGGAGTGATACTGGATCCCTTGAGTACCTTGATTCGACTGTCGCTGCTGAGTTTCTTTGCAGCGGGTACAAAGATTTCAATTGGAAATAATACATTAGTATATCAAGCTCCTGGTATGTTACAAGGCGCAACACGTTGGACGACAGGGTCCACAAGAACGGAATTGCATTTACTGCTGAAACCGATTATTCGGGCTTTGAAGCACTACGACAGAGATTCTGAACATATCAAGAAAATAACTCGCTTGGCTACAAAGGGTTTGAAGAAACTGAAGAGTGCCTATCAGAAAGATAATAATATCACCCTGTATTCGCTCAATTTCTACATTCATACGATTGAAAATAGCGAAAAGGATCGCGACCTCCTGAATGTTCTGGAGATGAAAGATGACCTAAACGTCTTTGAAGGCCTATGGACAGAAGACGATATTACTGTGTTATCTCATTTGCTAACAAAAGTAATACAGCACAGAGAGTACCAGACTCGCATCGATCACCTTGTTCAGGCGATCATCCATATACTGGAGGTAAAAGATGAGCAGGTTCGGGATATTATCCAGAATACTACCTCAAAAATTTAGTAGCGTGTTGAAAATATATGTATATATATTCTATTCTATAGTTTTACAAATAAAGCATCCGACTGCTTTCCGTTCCATGAAAATTTACGTCCAAAAGCATCTTTCATAACCTGTTTCAAATCCTTTTTCTTTTTGTACGTGATATTGTTATGCTGGAGATAGATACCTCCGTCGCCTAAGTGTACTGTCTTTGAGTCTTCCATTTTCAGAACAACTATCACAAACGTTCTATCCAAGTAATCAGTACCAAAGCGTTTCTCAGCATAGTCCCATGGTACATTTTGAATCCAAAACCCATTGATTTTTTTATGTTTGCACACCAACATGTGTACCCCGATACTCTTTAGTTTCCGCTTCATCTCGTTGGATGTTAAGTCCCGGATTGTACTGTTCTTCACCTTGCGTACCGGGGTTGTTTTCCTGTGCAACCGACTCCATCGTTTACTTCCATTTCGGATGGTTCTTACAATCCATTGTTTTCCGTCTTTTCCCCTTTTCACAGAATTATTGTTTATACCGTGCGCACACCATCCGAGTCCCTTCGGACTGGGCTCAGTACCTTTAAAATAGCGCGAAGAATCATTTTTGCATTTTGGCATTATAATGATATACTATATGGCGATATTTTATTAATGAGTAGACGTTCTTTCTTATGATCAATATTTGCTTAAAAAAAATGACAATACGATACACACATTAGACCCGTACACACAAGCATGGATACCAAACAATGCGATGCGCTATTTTCCAAGTTCCCTTATATTCCAGAACGTATGCATGAAAAATATCGAAACCAATCGACGACATTTCTGGAACGCGCGAATGCATACTTTGAGACTTGTGGCGACATATACAAGTACAAAGATATGTTAGAGAACGCAGAGCGCGTCGCAGAAGAAAAGCGAAAACTGTTCTATGCGGCGTGCGATCACAACTACG